CCGGTGTCAGTACGCTTAATGACTCCACCTTGAGTCATCTGTTTGAATGAGTTAGCCGCCATCAAATATCCCCTTCGTTTTTTACAGCAACGGTCACGAGAGTGAGCTCACGCAGTTCGCGTTGGGCTTCCAGCAGATGCATGTTGCTTCGGGTCTTGGTGTGACGTTCGACGATACGGTCGCACTCCTTGGCCCAGCTCGTAACATCCTCTCGTAATGTCGTGTTCTCGCCTGCTAAAGCTTTAAGCTGTTCCATTGATTCAGATAGGGCCACGCTGGTGTAATCCAGACGGTTAGCGAGTTCGGTCATGATGCTGCTATAAGCAGCCGGAAGGAGTGGGGCTGCTTTACGAGCTGCATCGATCAGTTGCTCTCTGGTCATGCGTGGTTGTAACTCGGTGTTCGTCATGGATAGTTTCTCCGTGTTATATGCGCCCTGCACGACGCTGATTTTTGGTTGCACGAATCCCTCGCAAAATAGCGATGAAAAATCATGAGGTTCGTTTCAGTAAGCACCCCAAGTGGGGCACTTAGTGAAACGGGCGGCTGCAACCGCCTGTTAGTTTCTCCACAATTGGGGAGCGCGTTCTCCAAGGTTGATACATCGAGCAAGTATCAAGGATAGATTAATGGCAAGCTTAAAAAGCTTGACTGGCTTTTAGCCACATAAAGTCCGACTTATCCTGCTATTCCCCAATATTACATAATCGGTTAGTCTGGATACCCCAAAATGTATGGACTCAATAAAAAGACTAATCATGGTTATGGAGTATTACTTGTTACCATTAAGTAAATGCCTCCTGAACCAAAACAGGGTTATCAAGATGCTAAGAGATGATTATGAACAGAGATGATAGCAATTTTAATATCTACTATTCATTTGTGTTAGAGCGAATGAATTACACGTTACTTGCTAGAATCGACAAGCTAATTACTCTAATACTGATAGTTCTTGGATTTTCTGTTTTTGCACCATTCAGTAATTATTTCGTATTTGGGGCTTTGGTAGCAATCCTTTCTGTTCTACAGTTAGTTTATCGTTTTGGAGAGGAAGCTGCTGTTTCTAAAGAACAAATGAAGCATTATAAGCAACTGCTTGTGCAGGCACCTTCGCTATCAGAGGTTGAATTGTTACAACAGTATATTAAGATTCAAAATAACGATAGCAACCCTTGGCGCTCGCTTGAATATCCTGCCGTAGTGGTGACATCCCTTTACTACGATGTTGAAATAGAAAAGGGTTTGACACGCTTGGAGGCGGCATTGTCATGGTTTGCAGGTGGTTATCCAATAAACAGGAATGATGAACATAATGACGCCAAAGATGAGTGAACCAGCAATGGAACATATCCCTCCATTGCAAACGCCTAGAAAACCTAATCCGCCTAAACCTACAAAATAAATTCTGTGACGAGTCTATGAAAACTGATAAACCTATCGAACCATTCCATGTACCTCCCAGACCAAGACCGCCAAGAGTCGAGAAATAATTTCAAGGAGAAAATATGAGAAGTCTTTCTAATATAGTTCAGGAACGTCCTAGACCTGATAGCCATGTTCCTCCAAGGCCTCGGCCTGTGCCTAAACCAAAATAAGGTTTTTAGATATGGGGATCCAAATTTTCAAAGAGCGAAGCGTCCATTAGGGCGCTTTTGTCACTCGCGAATCATCCAGTCATTCATACGCCACTGGCGGCTACTTCGTGGGCGTCCTGCCTGTTCGCTGTTGATGAACCAAATATGTACCAATAGTTCAATTATGTAAAGTACCAAAAGTACATTTATTTATTTTACAAATGCAACGTTATGATTTTAAAGTTAATTTTCCACATCATTTTCGAAATGGTTTAGATATAGATCGAGATAAATATAATATGGAGGTGGAATGTATTTTTAGCGGAAGGAAAAGACTAATGATGCAGAAAATTTGATACTCAAAGAACGAACAGATGAACTGGGGATAGGAAAATTAAAACCCGGCGCGGGTGCCGGGTTAGTTAGTGATAGCTTCTTGTTTAGCTTTGATGGTCGCGATATCTGTTTTTATAGATGTTATATCCGAATCAAGCTTTACAAGTTTGGCATCAAGCTTATCAATACCAGAGTTAATGTCAGTTCGTAAACCGGCTACATCGGAACGAGTGTCGCTTCTTAGTGATTCAGTTCCATCAGAAGCCTTATCACGACTTGTGATGACGTCACTTCTCACGTCTTTTATGTCACTCTGCAAGTTCAGATAAACGCCACCTGCGCAAAAAATCACAGCGATAACTGTGGATATACAAAGTCCAATAGCCCAACCCAGAGTGAGTGGCTGGTTTGTATTTATTGACATATCAACCTCCTCTAGGGTATCTGAATCAACCAACCTAGCAACATACATGATGTCGCCTTGCCTATTTTCAAGTCTATCACTATCAGGATAGTTCCTTGTATCGAAATCATCACATGCAGGGTAATAATGAAGTGCAGATGTGGTCATAGCTTGCCTGCATCAACAAAATGTTTAACAATTTGAGATGCTTCAAGCAAGATCATATGGGCACATTCTTTACAGTAGATAGGATAAACCCAAATGCCTATCCCTTTTTGAGCAGGTATAGGCATGGTCAGTATTAGCGGGTGCGTAATTGATTCAGGGCTTGCGGGAATATACCAATGAGTGCTTCCACATAGGGGACATAAGCAATCACCTCCTTTCTTTTGCTCTAGGTTATGGAAGTATTCTTGCAATTGTAACATTGTCAATTTGCGTGCTAGCTGAGGGTCTGCAAGACGTTCATTTTGCTTAAGTTCTTCACTCATATCGCGACCTATTAATCATCATAAAAACAGTGAGTTATTATAGCCGATTGTATTTTATTGATTCGTGAATCAGCGCCTTTCCCATAACGTAAAGTTGATCCTGACTATCCTCTTCGATATACCATTTCTCGTAGGTAGGATTGTCAGAGAGTACAGCTAACCGATTACCCTGCATCTGAAGACGTTTAACATGAAAAGTCTTTCCGTAAACGAATGAATAAACACCATCTGTATGAAAGCTACGAACGGAAACGTCTACGAACAAACGATCTCCTGATACGAGTGTAGGGGTCATGCTATCGCCGTTAACAGTCATGACTTTGACATCCTCACAGGATCTATTTCCGAAGAGTAACCGGGCGTGTTCGGTTGTGAACTCGATGGCGTAAAGTACCTCAACATAATCTGAAATGAGGTAAGTACCTGGTCCTGCACTCACGGCAAGATCTAAAACATCAATACGAAATACATCTTTAGATATGTTGGGTTTCTTTTTACTAACACCGTCTTCAAGAGCGTCTCCCAGCAGGTATGCTGTAGACGTGCCTATCATAGCCGCTAACTCTTGCAGCTTTCCACGTCGTGGTATTGCTTCCCCGTTAAACCATTTACTAACTGCTTTAGGCGTTAGCTTCATTTTCTTGGCAATTTCTGCCTGTCGACCATGAACTTGAAAACCAGCTTTATCACAGGCCAGCGCTAGCCTTTTGGAGAAGTCTTGTCGCGCTTTTTCCTCATGAACCATGAGTTCAATAATAGGTTTACTTGCGTGAACTATCAGTTCCGTCATAATATGTACTTTAAGTTCATTAAGTGGGGTTCATATGTACAAAGATACACTCCCAACGCTCACAGAAGCCATTAAAGAGGTCGGTGTTATTACGATCTCTTCTGCTTGTGGTTGCAGTGTTCGTTCCATCTATAAGTGGATGAAAAAAGGTTCCCTCCCTCGGACCGATTTTACTGGGGAGACTAATTATGCTGAAAAAATCGCTTTAGCCTCCCATGGGAAGTTCTCTACGGAATTAATCAAAACGATTAGTCGTCCTCAGAAGGCTAGCGAAAGTGCAGCATAACAGTAACTACAAAAGGAAAAACAACATGGTAGAGCCAAGCCTGAAAGAAGTAGTTAAAGCGATGTGCAAAGCGTACCCAGGAGGCCGTGAGGCTATGGCTGGTGCTGTTGGCATGTCCGTAACTCAGTTCAATAACAACCTGTACGAGAAGAATGGTTGCCGCTTCTTTGAAGTGAACGAGCTGGAGGCGATGGAAGACATTTCAAACACGTCTCTACTGGCCGATTACTTTGCCCGTCGTCGCGGTGCTCTGCTGGTGGATATTCCTCACCTGGAAGATTTGGACCGCGTGGACTTGTTTACTCGCGCCATGAGAACGGCAGCGGCGCGTGGTCAGGTTGATCAAATTATTCAGAAGGCACTGGAAGATGGGGTTATCGAAAAGCATGAAGCCGACGAGATACACGAACATCACCGCCGTCACCTGGCTGCGCGTGAAGAAGAGATCCGCGCGATTGTCGCGTTATTTAGCCGTAAGACGATTCAAAAGAAGTGACGCCAGCGGGCGTGCAGGCCCCTGGCGTCTTGGCGTGTCGTATTCAGTGGAGAAACTAAACGCATGAACATAATAAACCGATTCAGACCAGCTAAGCAATTCCGCTGCCTTCCGCTGGTGGGGAAAGATGCCCCGTTCGGCTATGTGGAGAGAATAACCACTCAGGCTGAAGAGAACAACTACCAGGCTGTTTGCCCGATGGTAGAGGCGTTTGCTCTGATGAACGAGAAGGGGCGTGAAGAATGGCTGAAGTTAACAGGCGGTTCAAAGATCGACGAGGAATCCCAGTCCATGTCATCAGATGGGAGTCACAGACTCGGCGCGTTATATACCTTCGCGAAGGGTACGATCATGAGTGCTTCAGCCCTCTTGAGCAATTCCAGCGTAAATTTACAGAGTTAAAGGACTGCCATGAGCCTGTTGATGCCATCCCGGCCAATAGTAATTAACCCTGACCTTGCATTTAGCATTGGCCTGAACGAGGCAATTGCATTGCAGCAGATTAATTACTGGCTTAAAGAAACCACCTCCGGTCTGGAGCGTGACGGCGTGCGCTGGATTTACAACACGAATGAGCAATGGCTGGAGCAGTTCCCGTTCTGGTCAGAGTCAACGCTGAAGCGCACTTTCACCCGCCTGAAGAACCTTGGCGTGCTCAAAATTGAGCAGCTAAACAAGTCTCAGCGCGACATGACGAACTACTACACGATCAACTATGAGAGTGCGCTTTTAGATGAGGTCAAAGTGACCAAATCGAAGGGGTCAAATTGCACTCTTCCATCAGGTCAAAATGACCTCATGGAAAAGGTCAAAGTGAACCGCTCCAACGGGTCAAAACGAACCGCTCTCATCAGGTCAAATTGCACTGATGTTCTTACAGAGATTACAACAGAGAGTACTACAGAGAATAAAACCCCTATTTGTCCGGTTGCGTCGCAACCAGACCCTGAAGTGTTGATCACCGATCAGGCTAAACAAGTTTTAACCCACCTGAATCAGGTCACGAACTCTCGTTACCAGGTATCGACGACCTCGCTGCAAAACATCCGTGCTCGAATCGGGGAAGGGTTCACCGTTGCCGAGCTGGTGCTGGTGGTGGATTACTGCAACGCAAAGTGGGGTGATGATCTGAACATGTCGGATTATCTGCGCCCACAGACGTTATTCCAGCCGTCCAAGTTCCCTGGCTATCTGAAATCAGCGAACTCATGGGACAAGGCAAATCGTCCGGTGAGTGTGAATGGTCAGTGGGTTCGCTCTGAAGGCATTTTCAAGGCAAGTTTTCAGGATACCGATTACGCCGGTATTCCTGAAGGATTCAGGGGGTAAGCCATGAGCCTGATGAAAACACTCGAAGCGTTCATTGCCAACAATCCTGGCTTAACTAGCCGTGAGATTGCAGAGGCCTTCGCTGATTACTCTGTTGATTCAGTACAGCGCACGGTATGCAGACTTCATGATTTCAACTTCGCCACGCGCGAAATGCACGGCAATCAGTATCGCTATTACGTTGTTGGCGCAGCAGCTGGTGATCGCCTTCATGACTCGAAGCCAAAAAAAGACATCTCCCCTTTGTTCAGTAAGGCCAAAGCCCTGATGGCGAAAGGCATGTATCGCCGCGCCGCTTCGGTCTGGTTTGAAGCTTTCCGCTGTTCTGAGGGAGGAGCCGAGCGTGAACATTGCCTGAAGCAACGTCAACGCTGCCTGCGGAACGCCAAACAGCCAACATCACAATGTGACTGGTATCTGGCAGGTAAATTCACCGGAGGTCATGAATGAATTATTCGCTGATTTACGCAGACCCCCCATGGGAATACAGCAACACCACCAGCAATGGCGCTGCAGAAGACCATTACGAAACCATGAAGCTGATCGACATCAAGCGTCTGCCTGTTTGGGAGTTAGCTGCCGAAGATGCCGTGCTGGCTATGTGGTTCACCGGCACTCACACCCGCGAAGCAATTGCGCTGGCTGAGGCATGGGGCTTCAAGGTCAGGACGATGAAGGGGTTCACCTGGGTGAAGTTCAACCCGCTGGCAGAGCAGCATATCAACAAAGCTCTCACGTCCGGGAATATTGAGGACTTCTACGACTTCCTCGACCTGCTGAACGTGCAGACCCGGATGAATGGCGGAAATTACACCCGAGCCAACACGGAAGACATGCTGATCGCCACCAGAGGGAAAGGACTTAAGCGCCTGAACGCCAGTGTTAAACAGGTGATTTACAGTCCCCTCGGTGAGCACAGTCAGAAACCAGCAGAGGCAAGATTCCGCCTTGAGCAGCTCTACGGCGACGTCCCACGCATTGAACTATTCAGTCGTTGCGGCGCACCTGGGTGGCATCACTGGGGCAATCAGGCCATGTCACCTGATGTTGAACTCGTATCAGGCTGGGCTGTGCCTATCTCCAAATCTAAGGAGCGTGCGGCATGAAACTCGTTCTCCCGTTCCCGCCAAGTGTAAACACATACTGGCGTTCACCAAATCGCGGTCCGTTGAAAGGCCGCACGCTCATCAGCGAGCAAGGCAGGGCATTCCAGAGTGCGGCATGTGTCGCAATCATCGAACAGCTTCGTTGCCTGCCTAAGCCATCATCATCACCGGCAGCAGTAGAGATAGTTCTCTTTCCGCCTGATGCACGTCGCCGTGATATCGACAACTACAATAAAGCGCTGTTCGACGCGCTAACCCATGCTGGCGTATGGGAGGACGACAGCCAGGTAAAACGTATGCTGGTGGAGTGGGGCACTCAGGTGAAGGGCGGTCGTGTAGAGATAAGCATCTGCAAATATGAACCAACGAAGGGGCCTGCAGCATGAGAGCTTTACTGACACCTGAAATTGCGCCTATCTCTGGGGTTGTCTTATTCCGTCCCGGTAGCGAGCTGCTGCGGTTATTTCGTCAGGGAAGGGTAGTCATCGAAACGCCGGGTGAGGCGATGGCTGACTTACCTTCAGGTTTGATCCCTGCTGCTTATCAGTCACTGACAGATGATGTCAGTATGCAGACGATATTTGAGCATGAGCGCGTGATTCAGCGCGCCGGTGGCTTATCGTGTCTTGATGCCTGGCTTGAACGCAAATTCGAATGCCAGTGGCCGCATAATGACTGGCATGCGAATGACTTCACAATCATGCGCCACCAGCCTGGCAGCATTCGTCTGTGCTACGGATGTGATAACCAAATTCGTGATCATTCCACTGTTCAGCTTGAAGGCATTGCCCGTAAAAACCTGGTATCCTGGCTGATATGGACTGTGAACGGTCAACTGGGCTTTAACGATGATCATCTTCTCACACTCCCTGAGTTTTGCTGGTGGATGGTTAAGAACGATCTGGCTGACCTGATACCGGAATCAGTAGCAACCAAAGCGCTGAGAATTGAACCAGAAATTATGAAGTCGGTGATGCGCGAGAGCGACATTGTCCCGCGCGTTCCCGCTACGCAGCTGCTACAGGAGAAAGTTAAAAACATAGTTTCAGTGAAGGTTAATCCTGAATCACCGGAATCCTTCCTGCTAAGACCCAAGCGGCACCGTTGGGTAAACGATAAATACACGCGTTGGGTGAAAGCTCAGCCGTGTGTCTGCTGCAATCAACAGGCAGACGATCCCCACCACCTGATAGGTCACGGGCAGGGTGGAATGGGTACCAAAGCGCACGACCTGTTTGTGATACCTCTGTGCAGAGAGCATCACGACGAGTTGCACGCTGATCCTGTGGCATTCGAAGCGAAATACGGCGACCAGTTGGTTCTACTATTTCGATTTTTAGATCGTGCGCTGGCAATCGGCGTACTGGCGTAAGTGGAGAAACGCATGGATCTTGATAACGTTGTTAAATTTTTCGCGCCTAAAGGAATGCATATTTCCGATAGCATTCGCGCTACAGCCAGTGACCAACTAACGGTAACTGATGTTATGGCTGCGCTGGGTATGACGCAGGCAGACGCTGGAATTGGCCTTGCTATGTATCTTGGCAAGGCAGGGGTAAGCAAGCAGGATCGAGAAGCATCAATTAACTGGCTTGCTGAATACGGCAAACAATCCGCACCTTTTGCAGTTCGCCGCCTCGCCGGAAAGAAATTCCCCCTCTGTATGCTCATTCTGGCCAAGTTCGCTTACAACGATTACGCCTCTTCTGCTGCTGATGTATTAGATTGCCCGAAATGTAGTGGCAAAGGTCTCATTGAGAAAATTGGGACTGTAACGAAAAGTCATTACACAATGAGACTCCCTCAATGGGCAAAGGATTTGGGCCAGTCACCATCAGGTTTCGAAAAGAAACGCGAGGTGAAAAGCGTAGAGCAATTACTCTGCGTAAAATGCCAGGGTACTGGGAAAATCAGTAAGCGCTGCCAGTGTGGCGGCACAGGAAGGACACTGGACCGCAAAGCAACTGAGCTGCAGGGCGTGCCTGTTTATAAGGAATGTAAGCGCTGTGAAGGGCGTGGATACAGCAGACCAAAATCCTCTATTGCATACCGAGGAATATTCTCTGAACTTCCCAGCCTTCCAGATCGCACCTGGCGATACAGTTGGAAGCCCTTCTACGAGATGCTTGTTTCTCGCTGTTTCCAGGAGGAGAGCTACTCAAACACTCAACTAAAAAAAGTTACCAGAAACGAAAATATGACGGATATCGCGTAAATTAGCGACACGTTACTTGCAATGTTGCCGTTTTTGATTTAATTTGACATTAACGATGGGCTTTGTATGTCCACGGTTAGAAAGAAAATATAAACCTCGCTCATGCGGGGTTTTTTATTGGATAATCCCAGCGAACTGTTTCACGTTGTTTAAGGAATTCAACATGAAAGCATACGTCTACTTGGAGTCTAGGGATTATGTAAAAACATGGGTTAATGGTGGAGAGCTACCCTTAGCCTCTATAACAAAATACCTTTGTGAGGAAGAACAAAGGGGAGGGAACCTGACTCCTGATGAGGGAATAATTGACAATTCGACGATTCCCCAAGCTGCGCTTGGTATTAATGCTGTCAACTCATCCATGATTTTTTCTAATTGTTGGTCTGATCAGTTGGGATTCATTAGTTCTGGAACTATTGAAAGATACAATGAGTCCGGTATTGTTCTATGCGCCTCACTATCACTTAAAAGAAAAATAGCCTCAAAATTACAAAGGGATTTTTGCGTAAAAATACATGATATATCTAAACTACAGGTCGAATTAAACAGGCAACTAAATGCAATTGGTGCTTTGGGTGTATGTGAATACACCAAGGGACATAAAAGGAATTGCTTTTTGAAGTCATGGAAGGATTCCTGGCAAGAGGAAGTTAGAATTTTCTGGAAAGACCTGGAACCAACTTCTGTTCAACTACCACTTGGATTGGCAGTTGAAGTTAAGATACCCGACTAAAACAATCATCAATTTACAAGGCTGCCTACGGGTGGCCTTTTTTATTTCCCCTCGTTATGAGAGGACTCACGGCAATAAGAGGGGGGCTAAATGTCCGATCCTGTTACTGGCACTACTGTAGCGGCTGGTGGCCTGATGGGTGCCAGCTTGTTTGGCCTGGCTACTGGCATTGATTACGGAGTGGTGTTCGGCGCTTTCGCTGGCGCGGTCTTCTATGTTGCGACGGCAGTTAACATCAGCCGCTTAAAGCTGGTGGGTTACTTCATTACATCATTCATCTTCGGAGTTCTTGGCGCTCCACTGGTTGGGTCCTTCTTCTCCAGATGGACCAACTACAGCGACAGACCGCTTGATGCATTGGGCGCGGTAATGGTTGCCGCCGTGGCAATAAAGTTGCTGACGTTCGTCAATAACCAGGATTTGGGTAGCCTGTTTGGAATTCTCTCTCGCTTACGTGGAGGAGGGACCAGCAATGGTAACAAGTGATCCGAGTGCAATGGTGAATGCCCTTATCTGCGGGGTGATCGTCGTTTTCCTGATGTTCTACCAGCGCGGCGGTGCGAGACATCGCCCTTTGATATCGCTGATGGCTTATTTCACTGTGCTGGTTTACGCCAGCATCCCTTTTCGATACCTGTTCGGCCTGTACCATGAATCACACTGGGTTGTGGTGCTGGTGAACATCCTGATTTGCGCCGCCGTGCTTTGGGCTCGGGGAAACGTTGCGCGCCTTCTTGATGTACTGAGGCAGACCCATGACCAAAGAAGAAATTTTTGACGCTATTCTCGGTAAAGAGGGCGGCTACGTTAATCACCCTGACGATAAAGGCGGCCCAACAAACTGGGGAATCACTCAGGCTGTAGCGCGAGCTCATGGATATTCCGGTGATATGAAAAACCTCACCCGCCAGCAGGCACTGGAAATCCTCACGGCTGACTACTGGACTGGACCACGCTTCGACCTGGTATCTGAAGTGTCACCAGCGATTGCCGCTGAGCTTTGTGATACAGGCGTAAACATGGGGCCATCAGTTCAGACCAAGTGGTTCCAGCGCTGGCTCAATGTCTTTAACATCCAGGGCACTCTTTACCCGGATCTGATTGCTGACGGGTTTATCGGTCCAAGAACTATCAGCGCATTGAAAAGCTATCTTACGCGACGCGGTAAAGAGGGTGAGTTAGTTATGCTTCGCTCTCTTAATTGCAGCCAGGGGCAACGTTATCTGGAGCTGGCAGAACAGCGCTCGGCTAACGAATCCTTTGTTTACGGGTGGGTAAAGGAGCGGGTGGTTTTATGACGATGGAATTAATCATCGGCCTTGGTGCTGCGTTTCTGGCAGCAATCGCCGCCGCCTTCGGTATTGGGCATTCACGCGGAACGGACAAAGCCGAAGCGAAAGCAGACCAGCAGCGCACCGAAGAAAAGGCCGCTGCCACTGAAGCATTAGCCGAACGCCGGGTAGAAATAACGAAAGAGGCCAGCAATGTACAGCAGACTGTTAGCCGTATGCCTGATGACGATGTTGATCGCGAGCTGCGTGAATCGTGGAAGCGTCCCGGTGGTGGTTGATACTGCCTGTGACTGGGTAAAACCAATATACCTAACTGAATACGATATAAACTCGATGGAAAAGCAGACGAAACGTGATGTTCTTTCTCATAACAGGACATGGAAACTTAACTGTGGAAAACATGAGCTAAACCACTTATGAGTAAATGATATATAATCGCCTCAAAAATAGGAGACGATTATGGGAAAACAAATTTTAGATGCTGACTTGATTTCACTGGAATCCATGATTGCCGCTAAAGAGCAAGCGGAATCAGCCCTAAGGACAATGGTAGCAACAGAAGCGGCGGCCAATTGGACATTTTGGATGCTAGTTGTGAGTACAGTAAGTGTTTTATCTTCTATTGCTATGCTTTATTACGCATTTAGAGCTTTGAGTACTTGGCGAGAGCAAGAACAGATGAAAGTCAAAGTTGACTTTAAAAAGTCGCTTATCCGCATGCGGGATCTTTTGATAAAAATGCCAAATGGCAATCTAACTTTCATGGCCAACATTGGAAGGAATGTTAAGCGTACTATGAGTGACGACAGGATCATCGCCAATAGTAAGGAATTGGATGCCATGTATAAAAAAGATGCACTTGAAGAAGAGTATGTAAAAGCAGAACATAATTGGGCGATCTGCGAAGAGTTGTTCGATGGGGAGCCGATTTCAGAAAATTGGAAGAAGTTCAAAGATATGTATTTTACGTATGCAAAACTCAATGGAGACAAAAATGGGTTGGATGAACTTTTGAGCACCATGAAGTCAGACTTGGTTATCTTTGAATCTAAAAAATCGTTCAAAAGAAAGCTGGTTGAAACTCTCACCTTTAATAAAGACCGAACTGTTGTTAAAGAATGAATTGATTATGTGAAATTAATACCAAGCATGTAATATTTTTTCTTATGAATAGTTAATTGTGTTTAGTATATTATTTCGGCTAGTTTAAGGGCGTTGGCGGATAATAGATATGGGTGTCTTATCGACACCCATTAGCGATTTCATTTAATAAAATATTTGATTAAAAAATCTATAATTCCCGCAGCGGATGCAGTGCCACTTAAAATCTTGAATAAAGACGAATCTCTAATCAGGCATTCTTTATCAACATGTAGGAGGTTTTGATATGAGTTTAGTTTTTCTCTAAGATCTTCTAACTCTTGAGGGTAACGACTTATGGCGCTAAGCAAAGACTCGACCTCGGCGGCAGAACCATAAACATAATATGCAGCATCAGCACCTTCGACTTCACAATTTATTAATTTGGCATCAGAGCTTTCGGGTAGTGCAAACGCAATTTTAGCATTAATCGCTTTACATCCATCAAAGGTCGGCATGTTTATCCTCGGCTTGTATGTAAAAGAACATTGTCAATGAAAGAATAAAGATAATAATTGATGTCTATAAGTTTTGCATTAGAAATGCACTGTCAAAGTATGGCGTTTGTCACTAATTCTTCTTCCAGCTTAATACCTTTATTTTACGATTATCTTTCTTTATATCGGAAAAAAACATGGTGAAAAGATGCCACCAAGAACACCTAAGGCCTGTCGCGTTCGCTGCTGCGGTTTGACAACGACTGACCCATCAGGTTACTGCGAATCCCATAAAGGCGAAGGCTGGAAGCAATACAAGCCAGGCCAGACAAGACACCAGCGCGGATATGGAACCAAGTGGGAGATAATCCGCGAGCGTGTTCTGAAGCGAGACAATGGGCTATGTCAGGACCATATGAAGAGAGGCATTGTTAAGCCAGCTTCCTGTGTTGACCACATCATACCGAAGGCTCAGGGCGGCACTGATGTCGACTCCAACCTCCAGAGCCTGTGCTGGTCATGCCACGCCACGAAGACCGGGAAAGAGGGTCGCAAGTGAGAGTGATTGTTATTTGAATCAGGCAGGGGGGAGGGGGAGGTCAAATCTCTGCAGCCCCTTGCCTTCCGGACTGCCCGCCTCCTCGTTTTTTTATACCCGCGTAAAATCAATTTTAACCAGGAGCATCGCTTATGGCTGGAACGGCGGGGCGTTCCGGGCGTCGCCCCAAGCCAACGGCGCGTAAGGAGCTGGCTGGAAACCCCGGTAAGCGAGCCCTGAATAAAGAAGAACCGGTGTTTACGCCCATCAAGGGTGTGGCCGCACCGGATTGGTTTACAGAAGATGATGGCTTACCGCTGGCTACCATTATGTGGGAAATGACCACCAAAGAATTATGCGGTCAGGGTTTGCTTTGCGTAACCGATCTCGCCGTGCTTGAACGCTGGTGTGTCGCTTATGAATTCTGGCGACGCGCAGTGAGAAACATTGCAAACGATGGGCTCACCATAACTGGCGCGATGGGGGGCAAGATTAAAAACCCTGAGTTGACCGCCAAGAAAGAACAGGAATCGGAGATGAGCTCGACCGGTTCTATGCTGGGTCTTGACCCCAGTAGCCGCCAGCGTCTGATCGGCCTGGCGGGCCAGAAAAAAACCTCCAATCCATTCCTGAAGATGATTAGCTCATGACGCGGAAATCGTACCCCAACGTAAATGCTGCGAACCAGTACGCCCGCAACGTTGTGCGGGGGAAAGTCCCGGCGTGCCAGTATGTCATTCAGGCTTGCCAGCGCCATATCGATGATATGGCTCAGGAGAAAAGCCGCAAATTCCGGTACCGCTTTGATAAAGATATGGCGGAAAAGGCCGCGAAATTTATTCAGCTGTTGCCACACACAAAGGGAGAGTGGGCATTTAAACGAATGCCGATCACCCTTGAGCCATGGCAGTTATTCATTATTTGCTCCGCCTTCGGCTGGGTGCAAAAAGGATCTAAGCTCCGTCGATTCCGCGAAGTCTACACTGAAATCCCACGCAAGAACGGCAAGTCAGCGATCTCGGCGGGTGTGGCGCTTTACTGTTTCACCTGTGATAACGAGTTTGGCGCAGAGGTTTATTCAGGCGCAACGACAGAAAAACAGGCGTGGGAAGTTTTCCGGCCTGCACGCCTGATGTGCAAGCGAACACCGTTGCTGGTGGAGGCATTCGGTATTGAGGTGAATGCCTCAAATCTGAATCGCCCTGAAGACGGCGCACGCTTTGAACCGCTGATTGGTAATCCCGGCGACGGTTCCTCTCCGCACTGCGCGATTGTCGACGAATATCACGAACATCCAACTGATTCGTTGTATACCACGATGCTGACAGGGATGGGGGCGCGCCGCCAGCCGCTTATGTGGGCGATCACTACGGCGGGTTACAACATCGAAGGGCCGTGTTACGACAAGCGGCGCGAAGTTATTGAAATGCTCAACGGAACCGTTCCGAATGAGGAACTGTTTGGCGTGATCTTTACGGTCGATGAAGGAGATGACTGGACTGATCCAAAGGTGCTGGAGAAGGCAAACCCAAACATGGGGGTGTCGGTCTACCGCGACTTCCTGCTCAGTCAGCAACAGCGCGCTATTAACAATGCGCGTCAGGCGGGGGTGTTCAAAACAAAACACCTCAACATCTGGGTTGCGGCGCGCGCGGCATTCTACAATCTGGTGTCCTGGCAGAACTGCGAGGACAAGACGCTTACTCTGGAGCTATTTGAAGGTCAGCCAAGTGTGCTGGCATTTGACCTTGCGCGAAAACTAGATATGAACAGCATGGCGCGGGTGTTCACCAGGGAGATCGAAGGCAGGACACATTATTACTGTGTGGCCCCGCGTTTTTGGGTGCCTTATGACACGGTATTTAGCGTCGAAAAAAACGAGGATCGCCGAACAGCAGAACGCTTTCAAAAATGGGTTGAGATGGGATTACTGACGGTGACCGATGGGGCTGAGGTGGATTATCGCTATATCCTCGAAGAGGCAAAAGCGGCGAATAAACTGAACCCGGTTAGTGAATCGCCCATTGACCCGTTTGGTGCCACGGGTCTTTCACATGATCTCGCCGACGAAGAACTGAACCCCATCACGATCACCCAAAACTACACCAACATGTCAGACCCCATGAAGGAACTGGAGGCTGCTATTGAATCGGGCCGTTTTCATCATGACGGCAATCCGATCATGAGCTGGTGCATCAGTAACGTGGTCGGCAAGTATCTGCCGGGTAATGACGATGTTGTCAGACCCATCAAAGAGCAGAACGAAAACAAAATCGATGGCGCAGTCGCGCTTATCATGGCCATTGGGCGTTTGATGCTGTACGAAAAGGTCGACTCATTGTCTGACCGCATCGAATCCCACGGCATACGCTCACTTTAACCGAGGCGTTTATGGTCCTGACAAT